TCTAGGGGTCGGAGGACCTTTATCACTTGCATATGGATATGGTGAAAGTAGAAAATATGGAAGAAGTACTTTTAGAGCTATTGCAGAAACAGGATTAGGTCCTACTTTTGGTTCAGCTCTTGCAGATTTTTATGTTAATAAGAGAGGTTTTACAACTTTAATTGAACATATGCAGCCTTACCGAAATGTAATTATAAAAGCATTTCCTGAAGCTCAATTTGGATTCGATCAATTAATAAAAGATATAGAAGATTCTATGTCAAATAAAGAAGAGTGGGAAAAACAACAAAGACGAATGGAAGATAAATTAAAGTTTGACGAAAAACAAGCTGGAGTTACTAAACAAAAACGAGAATTAAAAGACGAAAAAGAAAGAGCTAACAAAGTAGAAGGGGGAATTGTACAAGACGAATACCCTGTACAGTTTGTAAATAAAGACCCAAAAGATAGAGAGAGTGAGTATTTGGGTGGTGCAAATTACCAAGAACAAATGAATAGGTTAGGGTTTAAAGACGGTGAAGGGGTTGAAACAAAACCACTATTACAAAGAATTTTACAAAGTGTTGAAAGGGCTTCACCAGAAGAAGAGAAAGAATTTTTAAAAGAACATCCTTATTATGGCGAGGTAATAGGGAATAAGGTTTATATAAATGAACAGAAATTAAGAAACGAAGGAAGCACGGGAAATTATGTTGAAGATATGTTTTTTGGAGAAGCTCTACATAAATTAAAAGAGTCATCCCCTAAATGGTATGATAGATTGTATTCTGCAGCCAACAAAGACCCTGATGTTATGAGGTGGAGGGATGAAGCTTACCAAAGAGAGGTTGAGGGTGGCTATAAGGGAACTAAGCAGCAACACTGGGATGAAAGTAGATTCGACCAAGTAGTAGGTGGTTTTTTGTTGGGGAGACCAGATGCAAACATTCACACAATGAGAGGTTGGGATAGAAATGCTCTTCCGTATGGTACACACTTTAGAAAAGAACTAGAAGATTTTGAAAAAGAGCTAGGAAGAAACCCGGAAAAATAATATGAACATCGAACAATGTAAAGCTGAAATCAAACGACACGAGGGCGAAGTCCTAGAAATCTATAACGACAGTTTAGGTTATAAGACTCTAGGAGTTGGTCATCTATGTCAGCCACAAGACCCCGAGTACAATTGGGATATCGGTACACCAGTACCCCAAGAAGTGGTAGATAGATACTATATGATAGACTTTGATAGACACTATGCAGAAGCTATACACGTGTTTGGAGATAAGGAAGGATTTAATAACTTACCTGAACCTATACAACGTGTGTTAGTCAACATGTGTTTTAACTTAGGTGGTACAAGACTTTCAAAGTTTCGTAACATGTTACAAGCTTGTAGAGAACATAACTGGTACGAAATGGCTAGACAAATGCAAGACAGTAGATGGTACGGACAAGTAGGTAGACGTAGCTGGGAGTTACAGCAGGTTGTAATGGGGCAAGTATAGTGCTCCTGTACACTGAGAAACAATTAAACACAGCCTATAATATCTATAGGATGCATCAGATTGGACAAGGCTTAGGCTTTATGCAATTAGAAAACTTTAGAAGATTGTATGAAGAAATAATGGAGAAGATAGTATGAAAGGAATGTTAAAAAATATAGTAGGTGCAGTAGCACCAACACTAGGCACTGCTTTAGGTGGTCCTATGGGTGGCATGGCTGCTAATATGATAGCTGAAGTATTAGGTTGTCCTAACAATCCTAAGTCTATAGAAAAAGCTATTGCAGAAGCTACACCTGAACAAATGCTTGAGCTTAAAAAAGCTGAAAATGCTTTTGAAGTTCAGATGAAGGAACTAGATGTAGATGTATTTAAACTAGAAGTAGCTGATGGGCAAGATGCTAGGTCAAAGTTTAGTAAAGATTGGACAGCTAGAATTATGGGCATTGCTGTTGTTGGTGGATTTATGGGTTACATATTTCTAGTAACATTACAACCACCTGAACAAAATTCTGAAGCATTAATTAATTTAGTATTAGGTTATCTTGGTGGATTAGCTAGTGCTGTAATTAGTTTTTACTTTGGAGCATCACACACAAAAGAAAAATAAAATAGGAGATAAAGTGTCAAGAGGGGATTTAAATAGGGGATTTTTTGGACCATTATTTATATTAGGTTTATTAACAATGTCGTTTGCTACTAGTGCCGACCAAACAGGAAACTGTACATCCGGTACGCAGTATTGTGAAGACAATGGTTTAACTACTATTAATACTACGGTGACTACTAATACTAACACCAATAATAATACTAATAATAACACCAACACTAACACAAATACTAACAATAATACAAACGTAAATACTAATACAAATACGTCAACAAATAATAACACTAATGTTAATACATCAACTAACACAAATAACAATGTTAATAGTTCCACATCTACAAGCAGTAGTACCAATACTAATAACAACGTCAACACATCTACTTCGACATCTAACTCTACTGTAAATTCTACAGTAAATCAAAACGTAAATAACAACAGTAATTCTACAAGTAACAATACTAATACTAATAGTAATACTAACGTTAATACATCAACTTCAGATTCAAATGTTACTACTGATAATACTAATACCAATAATAACAATACTAAATCTGATAACACTAACAGAAATATTAACGAGTCTAACTCTACCCAAACGATTAATCAGAATGTAAAAAGCAAAGCACCTCCTGCTTCTGCTATAGCACCTAGCATCATGTCTTATTCACAAGACCTCTGTACTGTAGGTCGTTCTGGTGCATTTCAAGGGCAAGTATTTGGGTTCTCTACAGGAGCAACTGTAACTGACGAGAACTGTGAACGCTTAAAACTTTCCAAGTATCTATACGATACCGGTATGAAAGTAGCTTCAGTGTCTATACTTTGTCAAGACCCGAGAGTATTTAAGGCTATGGAAATGGCTGGTACTCCTTGCCCTTACCAAGGTAAAATAGGTAAGGAAGCATCAATGGCTTGGGCTGAAAACAAAACTAGAAGACCTGATGTTAAAGACCAAGAGAAACTTTTTATACAGCAATGCACACACGATAGAAACCCTAACAGAGACAAGATAAATAAAGATGTTGTTGGGGCAGTTAAAGTTCTATACACAACGAAAACTAAAACTAAAAGGCAATGCAAAAAAGAATTTTATGCTACGCAGTAGCGTGTCTCTTAAGTCTTAATGTCTTTAGTCAGTATATCTACGAAGACAATCAGTCTTTAATAGACCTCACCAGTCAATCAGGCACAACCAATTTAAACGCATCAGACGATCAAGTTTCCTCTGTATTTAATCTAGGGTTTACTTTTGATTTCTATGGTCAACCCTTTACACAAGGCAGGATGGCTACTAATGGTTGCCTTCACTTTAAAACCACTGGTGCATACTGTTCAGACTACAGACCTGACCCCTTAACTAATCAATACACTTACACGCTACTTCCTTTTTGGACTGACCTCATAAGAGATAACGGTTCAAAGATGTTAGCTAAAAGTTTTAGTGATAAGACAGTCTTTGGTTGGTATAACATGCGTGAATACAACCGTGCATCTGATAACAGTATTGAAGTTATACTTTGGACTAACGATACATTTGAATTTAGGTATGGTCCATTAGACATTATTAATCACGATGTTCTAATAGGTGAGGTAGGAAGTGGTAGCTCTGAAGTCTATCAATATTTGTTTCACGATGAATGTAACGTTGGCTCTACTAACTCTAGCTCTTGTGTTAATACAAACTGGAACGATACATCTTTTAATACGTTATTAGAAAATGGTGGTTCTTTATATGGTGTTGGTACAGGTAATGACATTGATTGTAGTAATCCTCTAAACAACTCAAGCTGTTCCGGCTATGCAGCAGCTTATCAAACTCAACAGTGTGATATAGACCAACTATATTCTGAAGCCTGTCCTTATTATTGGGAAGCTTATGACGACCTTCAATGTAATCTAGACCCACAGTACGGACCTTTCTGTCAAGGCTATCGACAAGAAGAATCAGTAGCTTACTTTGTAGAAGAACAAATGTTTGACTATGGTTACGAAGATAGTATGACAGAGTATGACACTTATGAAGATGAGTTTATGTTTGAAGACCTTTTCTTTGAGCCTGAGTATGACACCTTTGAAGAACCTGAATTTATATTTGAAGAAGAAATAATCTTTGAACAGATGTTTTCTTACGAAGAATACTATGAGCCTTTTGAAGTTATGCGTGAATTACCTATGCACGAAGAAGAACTCTTTATGCCAATAGAAGATTTAATGCTTGACGAATTTATCTTCCAAGAAACTTTTCTTGTAGAAGATTACAGAGAACCTGAAACGTTTATTGAATTGGAAACTATTGAAGAACTGGAGGAATGGTTTGAGGAAGAGACAAGGATGGAAGAAGAACTTGCGTTTACAGAAGAACCGGAGGAAGAATTTATTGAGGAAGTCTTCGAGGAAGAAGCTGTAGAAGAAGTCTTTGAAGAAATAGAAGAGATGCGTGAAGAGATGGAAGAAGAACGTATCGCTGAAGTAGAAGAAGAAAGAGTAGAAGAACTACAAGAAGAAGAGATAGTTGTTGGTGCTATACTGCCCGAAGGTAAGAGTTCAATAAGTAGAGAAATGGCATTGAGTGTTGTCTCGTCTA